ACTGTGCCGGGGCTGTGATTGTCCGAGTGGTTGTACCGCCTGCTGTCCACAGAATGACTGCCTGACGCGCTTGGTTCGACGCTAGGGTCGTGGTGCTTAAAGTTACGTCGGAGTCTGCGCTGAGTGTAGTCGTGCCTGCTACCGCCGTGTCTAGTAGCGAGGTAATAGAGTCGTTGACTGTATCGCCCCAAGTGCCGTATAGCTCCCCATCGACCGGGAGGGCCAATCCTAAGAGCGAGGTTGCTGATGTGGTCATCTCAAATCCTTACGGGTATGTAGCTATTGTATTAAAAAATAATGGTTTTGGATAGGTCATACGACTGTCCAAACCGAGCCAGTAGCAATTGTTACCGTTATTCCACTTGCCACCGTTACGGGGCCAGCGCTCATCCCGTTGTAGTTTGCAGGTACGGCGGAGTCCTTGGTGATTGTGATTGCGTTCAAGTAAATAGCGCCATCTGCCCCGGCAAGCACATCTTGGCCTGCTGTTTCGTAGGTAGCTTTGCTCGATGGGTACGACACATATACGTCTTTAGTGCCTGCAGACAGGGTAACTAAGCTACCGGAGTTGCTGGAAGACAGCACCGTAGTGCGAGACAGGGTGGTTCCAGAGGATGTGTACGTCCCAATACCTACTTCCCACTCAGCCCCGCCGTTAGATGAAATGACGTAGTAGGTGGAGTTTGCATTACCAACGGCTGCAAAAGACTGAAACCCAGTGGCTGCGCCCAGCAATGTAAGCGTACCTGTGCCCGTGGTTGTGGTGGTCTCCTTTACCCGGTCTGCTAGTACTAGTGCCATTTTTTATCCTTGCGTATTGATGACTACCCAATTGGTAGTCTGCGCGTCGTTAATCACACCCCATCCGGGGGTCTGTGCGCTACCTATATTTTGCCAGCTTACAGTCTGGCTGTCATTGATAACTTCCCATAGTAATCGCATTGAGAACGAATCTGACCCAGTAGCCGCCTCTTGGAGCGCAGCGATGAACACCCCAGAAGCTATAAAGGCATCTGTACCCGTCAAACCTTCCAAAACGGTGGTGACGAATGTTTGTTTTGCTGAATCTAAATCTGTGACTGCCCCGGTCTCGTCTATGTACACATTACCAATTAACTGCCCTGCATTTGTATCTGTACCCGTCGCAGCATCTACCGAAGTACCAAAGAACACAAACGACGTAGCCAATGAGTCCGTGCCAGAAGCAGACTCGGTTATTGAGGTAAAGAACGCCTGCCATGCTGCATCTGCGTCTGTAATTGTCCCGGTCTCTGCAATAGTCGTCTTAAATGTCTGCGCTGCCGCGTCTGTCTCTGTTCCCATAGCTGCCTCTGTCACAGCAGTAATAAACGTCTGTATTGCTGAAGCCGCGTCTGTAATTGTCCCTGTCTCAGCTACGCTCGATGTGTGCGCCTGTGTTGCTGAATTGCTATCTGTTATGGCTGCTGTCTCTGCCAAACTAGGGGTAAACGTGCTTCCGGCTACTAAGTCGCTGTCGGTTATGGTTCCCGTTTCGCTTATATCTGTGGCAAATAACTGCACACCTGCATTTGTCTCTGAGCCTGTACCTGCTTCTGTAATCGCTGTCTCAAACGTCTGCGCTGAACTTACTGTCTCTGTACCGGTTGCCGTTTCTGCTAAAAAAGATACAAAAAGTTGTATAGCCGCTACTACATCCGTGCCTGTGGCTATCTCCGCAATGCTAGACGCATAGGTGGTTGGGGATTGCCCAAGTGCGGCAAAGGGAGCCTGAGCAAAGGTGGCGTAGCCAAACATGCGTCAAACCCCGAAGGGCTACACTGCTTTTAGCTGTGCTTCATCAAACCAGCGTTGTTGTGGCTCATCATCAACAGTCCAGCCAATTAGGTACTGCACGTTGCCATCGTCGTCCATACGCATAGCCATAACAGGGCCTTGAGGAACCACTGCCTTTAATTGGACGTTATCGCCTTTTTTAAACTGTGCCATGTTAAATCCTTAGCCAGCCAAGCTGAATGTGTATGTGACATTGAGGGTATCGCCAGAAGCCACCGAACGGTCTCCGGGGGATGTGAAGTCAGAGGCGGAGAACAGAATACCTGTGCTGCCAGACTTAGTACTGTTGCTAATCAAGAATGCACCACCCACAGTCGCTGTGGCGTTAATGGTGAACGATGCTGGAGAAGCAGAGTTGGTCTGTACCGATGGGTTAGCCGTAGTTGCTGTTCCAAAAGTAGCCGCAGGGCGGGTAGCATTGCTGTAAGGGACAATCTCAGTCCAGCCAGCGTGTGAGGCGGATGTGTCTCCGGCGGCAGGGTTGTTAGAAGCTGCAGCGCCGTACAGTCCAATATACCAAGCAGCGGTGTATGCAGAGCCTTTGAAGTACTGGGCGTTCATGTCTTGCAGGCCGACGTTTACCACTAGGTTAGGGCAACGGGCTTCCCACTTTAGGTTCCCGTCTGCATCAAGACACTGCATGGTGTAAACACCTTTGGCGGTTGCCGAATCCCCGGTGCTGTTGGCTTGTGCCAGAGCGCTTGCTACTGCGTCTAGACCGTGTGCTTTTTCGTTGGACATATCAAACTCCTAATTAGAACTGCGAATTAACGCTGTGGTGGATGTATTAGCTGGCATTGTGATGGTGAACGTACCGGTAGATGTCTTATCTGCCCCGAAATCTAGCACCGCAATGGACTTATTACTCTTGCTGGCATTGTAAATCAAGGCACACCGTGCTGTTACTACTGTTGACCAAGACACATTGGCCCAGTTAACGTAGACCGTGTAGCCTGAAGTATTGAGCGCAACGCCTGTCATGACCTGACCGCCTGCTGTATAGCCTGACGCTACAACCTCATTGAGGGTGCTGTACACCGTGGTATCTGCATCGAGGTTAGCGTTTGCTGTGTACAAGGCAATCTTAATGGTGTCCGTCAACAAATTGTGCACCGCTTGGTACACTTCTGCTTTAAACGAAGTGGTCTGGGTTTGGACAATCATTACATTACCCCATTATTTTGGGGCAACGGTGCCATACGATACTGACCACTGCGGTACGCATCACTGCGCTCAAGTCCGTCTCCAAGACGTTTAGCCAGTGCTAATGCTTCTTTGTATTTGCCATCGTAAAGAGCAACAATGTCGGTCTCGCCCTTCATGTAGGTATACGCCTCTACCAACGCCCCGTAGAGCAGCACGGAGTCAAAGTTGTCACCCAACCAAGTGGTTGTTGCTGTAGTGATGGACTCTGGGTAGTAATAGTAGTGAAGTTCTGCGTAGTACTGTGCATCTGGCGTTGGGCCAAGAATAAACGACAACTCGTTGGTAGGTACTGGGGGGTTACCAGAAGTTGTAGTAGGCCCAAATAAAGCGTAGTACTTAGGCAAAGCTATATCCGCTGGGGTTGGGTATGCTTCACGAATGAAGTTGACATCCTTATTTATTAGAAACGTGTACTTCTCAGTAGCAGTCCCATACCCCTCAATCACCGCTAACGAGTAAGGAGAAAGGAAGTCGTTGGGGCAAGACAGGTACTTGTTGTTGGTCGTCAAAATACCTGTTACGTTCTTACGTATCGAAGGGAACTGAATGGTGTTGTAGACGCGCTGCTCTGCCTGCGTTATGAACGTGTTCATATCCGTAGTTGGAAACGTATTTTCTGTATACGAACTTATTGCAGTGACGAGAGCAGCGTAGTTCATACTTATGCCATTGGGCCTCTTGCAGTCACGCCTTTAGTAGCGCATCCAGTACCACGGATTTTGATACCATCAGTTTTAGTTTGCTCATTGCCAGCAGACTTACTAATAGCGCCAACGCTTACATCGTAAGAATCCAACTTGCTATGGTTGGGTTCTTTTCCGGGGTTTTCAGAAACTGAAACAGTTTTACCTGACATGGTGTGTGGCTTGGCGTACAGACTGGCTGGGCCAATCTCTTTACCCATACGTTTCATACTTTGTGTTGCCATATTAGCCTCGCTTTTGGTTAGCTACTTTAGCCAGACCACGGCCTAGCTTCATCATTTCTTCATTGGTTTTGCCGCCCTTACTACCTTTGCCACCATGCTGGATGCCAACGGAAGGGCCGCTATCGCCAAGATTTTTGCCTTTGGTTTTACCTTTAGAGGCTACACCGTCTGCGGATTTTGTAAATGCCATGATTAACTCCTATGAAACGCTTACTGTACCAACACTTGCAGTTGCAACCAAATAATTTGGAGTTAAAACTGCATCAAAAAAACTTGCACCCCCTACGGGGTTCCAATTCCATTGGATATCTCTAGATCCGCCACTATTGTATCCGTCAGTCATCTGTCCGGCTGTGTAATATGTGGTATCTCTACGAGGATTCCTCAAGGCTTGAGGGTCATCTACAGGATACATACCCAACTGGAGTTGCGGCTGATCTGGATCCCAGCAACTCTTGCAGACCAAAAGGTCATAGACCTTAGTCTTAATAATCTCTTTTTTCAGGTCAACAAGTTTAAACTGCGCCCCGCATCTGTCGCAGATCGCAATTGCCTTCTTGCCTGAAGCAAACCTATTAGCCATTTAAATGTAAGTCTGTCTAGGAACAAACCGCAGAGCGGCTGTTTCACGGTCTTCTGTAGAAGCAAGTTCCCAAGCTTCGTCATACTGCATTTTTAAAATCTCTAGACGTTGTGCCCCATTAGGCACTTTTAACGCTAAATAATAAGCCAGCCCCGCAACCATGCAAGGCAAGAACCGGAATGGGACATCCATAGTGTTTACACCGCTGCCTGCATCGTCAATACGGCGCATACGGTAGTAAACGAGTTGATATGTAGTTGTGTTGTCTGGGGTAGGCCAGACCGTTACGGCTGGAGGACGAGTCCAATAAACTGGGGTTGAGACAGCGTGGGTAGCTGCTGCGGTGTTTTGTTGTGCCCGACCACAAAAGTTCAAGGTTCCGGCTGTACCTGTTGTGGCGGTTACCGAGCTATAGCTAATGATCTCATTGTCTAGCTTTACAAATCCTGACGATGGGAGAGGATTTATATTACTAATGGAGATGGTTGAGTCTGTTGCTGCGACTGCCGTGGCAACCGTAGAGTCAACTAAATTGATCTGACCATCCATTCTCTGCACCCAAATCTGTATCGGGCGAGCCTGCTGAAGCTTGTTTGGAATGGTTGCATAGGTTGAAACACTGATCCGGGTGATTGTTAGGTCAGCCTGAGTTGCCACAGAGTTAGCGCCTGTGCGTATAAGATGCTCCAAAAGGTCTACGGTGTCGTAGGGTAGCGCATATGTGCTAACGCCCGGTATTAGCGTGATCACCCCTTGTTCAAACGTCCACATGTTAATGCCACGGTTAGCCCAGTCTGCAAATAACAGGTTTAAGCTGCGTCGTGCTGTCTTCAGGTCATAGCCGGAGCGGAGTTCAGAGCCAGCACGTTCAAATGCTTCCTCAACAATTTCTGTGAGTTCTAAATTGAATGAGGTGGTTCCGGAGGTTGCCATTGTTATTTCCTTGCCGTTTTAGCGGCTTGCACAAAAGCTTCATTGGTGGGAGCGCCTTTGGCTCCGGGCTTACGCATCTTTTCACCACGCGCTCTTTTTGCGTTGATGTTTGCGTACAAGCCAACCTTACCGCCGCCTGCATACTGTGTAAACGCAGTATTATCCCGGCGAGCCTTCTTTACGGCTGTTGGCATCTTTGAGGGATTGATATCACCCATGCCGCGACTGGACATCATTAGCACATCTTTCCACGGGTTTTACCACGTTGAGCAATACCATCTGCACGGGAAGAAGCAGAGCCACCCTTAGCCATACGCACTGGCTCATCCACTGGGACTGAGTCGGGGTAAATTGACTTATCAGGCATGGGTTTTGGCTTTGGCTTTGGAGCAGGCTTAGGCTTAACAACAGGCTCATCAACAGGGGTAGCGTCAGGGTATTTCATTTAGCACATCCCGCCTTTTTTCATGGTGACTTGTGTACCTTTAGTCAAACCACGCTGTGCAACGCCATTAGCAGACTTACGGAATGTTCCGCCATGAGAAAGTTTCAAAGCAGTACCTTTACCGCCTTTGTGCTCTTGAGCGTCATGCTGTTTAAACGCTTTCTTGATCATGGCCTTGTCTTGAGACTTGTCCATTTTCATGTCTTCTTTAGCATCATCTTTAGCCATGCCGCCCTTTTTCATGCCCATCATCTGCTTTTTGTCAGATGCCATGTCAGCCTTAGAGCCTTCTTGCATACCTTTTTTCTTAGCCATCATTGCCATAAAGCCGGGGTTCATTTTAGAAGCCATAGTATCACCACCTTTAGAAAATTTACGGCCTTTATCGGCCTCGTTAAAGTCTTTTCCCACAGACTGCGGGATTCCTACTTTCTTAGCAAACGATGGCGAGTGGGCTATCGCAGCCATGAAATTATGTTGTTTAGTTGATTTAGAAGGCATCATTTCCCCGCTTGAATAAGCTGGTCAATCTTTGCTTCAAGCTTGTTAAAGCGTTGGTCAATGTGGTTAGTAATGCGGTCAATTTCTGCTTGAGTAACGTTATCACGGGCAACCTCCTCGCGTGTTTTGTTTAAGAGAATGCTTATACGAGCAAGCTCCCTGAACTTTTCATTCATCATGTAGCCAAGCAAACCCATTACAAGAGTTAGGATTGCTGACCATGCGGTGTTTAAATCTAACAATTCCAAGCCCTCAATGCTTTATTGATCCGTGAATCCGGATCGTTGGCTGTTTTGGC